AAGCTCTTAGATACCAGTGGTAAGTTAGTTGAGTTAGCTGGTGTTAGAAAAGCTGGGATGTGGGTGATCAAGGGTGTCTGATCCAATCATTAAGTTCGTCAAGTATGTTTGTGTGCAAGACGCCGTTTACTGGACTCCTGGAACTCCTGATGGTTATGGTGGGTATTCATATACCTCCAAGGCCATTAAGTGTAGGTGGGATGATGTCAGTAAGAAGGTGTTGGCACAGAACGGCGACGAGATTGTATCAGACGCCCAAATCCTTGTAACTGATACCGACTTGAAGGTTGGTGGGTATATTTGGTTGGGGAGCCTAAGTAATCTAACGACAAGCCAAAAGACCAATCCTAAGTCAGTCGATGGTGCACGGGAAATAAAACGAATTGAGAGATCACCATTGTTCCGATCTAAAGATGAGTTCGTTATGGTGGTGTATGTGTGATGGCCAAAAGAGTTTTGACTTCAGGACTTAACGAGGTGTTAACGAACTTAAACAAGGAAGTAAAAGCGATTGAGGGGAGGACTCTTGGAGGACTCATTAGTGGTGCTGTCATTGTTGCATATGACGTTGTTAACGGGCCACTTCCAGCTGTTCCTGTAGATACTGGGAACCTTCAGAACAGTTGGTTCATAACAGCTTCTGGTGGTAAGGGAGTTCAGATGGGGAAGTCTGCCAAGTACAAGGGTGATAATTCAGCTAAACTGGCAAGTGATCATTCAAATGTTATCAGTGCTCAAACGAGCGCTGTCAACTCTAAGAGAAGACCTACTGTTGCAATGGGGTTTACGGCGTTCTATGCTTGGTATGTTCATGAAATGGTAGATGCTAATTTCCAACGACCTAAGATGGTCAAAAAGGGTGGCAAGTTGGTTGAGACAGCAAGGAAACCTACTGCTGGAGCTAAGTTTCTTGAAGAATCATTGAAGCGCTGTAGGAATAGGATTCTTGAAGAGATACGAAGTGAGGCGAAGATAAAATGAATTCTCCAAGTGAAGCTGTTAAAATATTGCTGACACAAGCTGACTTGGGGTTGACCTTTGCTACTAATCTCTTCATAGGTAGGGAGCCTGCCACTCCTGATAACTGTGTGACTATCTTTGACACTCCTGGTGGGCCACCAACTGTGTTCTATAATAACTTGCTTAAGGTAAGTTATCCTTCAATTCAAATAAGAATCAGAAATTCAAGTTACAGCGCAGGCTGGGAGTTGGCTAAAAAGATAAAAGATCTACTGCATAATCAAGGTAACATAAAGATCAATAACGACGACTATTTGCTTATCAAGTGTACTCAAGAACCAGCACTCTTGGACTGGGACGAGAGTAATCGAGCAAGGTTTGTAGTATCATTTGATTTGATTAGAGGGGAGGTGTAACAATGGCAGTACTGACTGGAATTGGTACTAAGTTCCAATACTATGACTCTGCCGAATTTCCGTTTGCCGAGATATGGAATCCAGATGGCCTTCGAGGTATAAAGTTAGTTTCAAAAGCACTTGAAAATGAGAGTATAACCTTCAAGGCGACTGGAAGTTCTTCTGCTACGGCTATAACTGTTGATGTGGTGGGTAATGCTATTACAGTTACGTATGTTTTGGAACATGGTGAATATGAAACATCAACTATAGCTAATGTTGTAACAGCAATAAGTGGAGATGTAGATGCAAGTCTGCTGGTTACTCCAACGGCGTTGGGCGATGGTTCTAAAGATATGTTCGATATCGGACTAACGCCGCTGGAAAAATATGTTTCGATTGCACATGTAACGAATATCAGTGGGCCAAATATGACTAAGGAGACCATCAGTTCGACAGCGTTAGATACTCTTGGTGGTTATAAGACTTTCATTACAGGATTGAAAGATGCTGGTACACTAACGTTTACGTTAATGTTCGATGCTGAATATTATGGTGTATTAAAGGGTTTCTACGAGAGTTCTGCTACGCAAGAGTTTAGAATAACCCTACCAGATAAGGTTGGTGTTGATGGTCATGGTTCACAGTTTGTATTTGATGGGCTGGTAACTGGACTTCCACTCACAATAACGGCTGAGGATAAAATTACCTGTGATGTTACAGTCCAGTTGGTTGGTGTTATGACATTTACACCAGCTACATAAAGAAGGAGGTGTATGTAAATGGCTGTACAAACTGGTGTTGGAACTACGTTAAAAATAGATGGTTCTACAGTTGCCAATGTAAAGAGCATCAACGGCCCGAACATGTCTAAAGATACCATCGGGTCAACGGCGTTAGATACGCTGGGTGGATATAAAACTTTTATCACGGGGTTAAAAGATCCTGGAACGTTGACGTTCACATTGATGTTTGACAAAACTGGGTATTTGGCTTTGAAAACAGCGTTCGAGAGCAATACTGCAAGTTCTATAGAGATAACCTTACCCGACGGGACGAAATTCACTTTCAGTGGGTTTGTTACGGGGTTGCCGTTGACCATCTCAGCTGAAGATATAGTTACGTGTGATGTCACGATCCAGATAAGTGGCATGGTTAATGTATCATAATGGGGGTGTAGTTTATGAGTGAAAAGGTGTTTGGAAGGGACGACTTCCTGAAAATGCCAAGGCCGAAGGTTGAAAAGGTTTATGTAGAAAGTCTTGGTGGGTATGTGTTCTTCAAGAAAATAAATGCGTTAGACCAAGACTCCTATATAGCCGACATTACCGTTGTTGACTTTGATGCCGATAAAAATCCTGTAATAAAGCCGAAGTTTGACTGCATGAAGCTGAAATACCTCGTGCGTGTTATGTGTGATGAAAACGGTAAACGGATATTCAAGAACGAGGAGTACACTAAACTTGGTGAGTTAGATCAAGCCGTTGTTGATGAACTATATGCAAAGGCTCTAAGTGTAAATGAAGTTAGTGACGACGTATTATCAAAAAACTTCAAAGCAACCCAAGGCGAAAGTTTGCCTTCCGCTTAGCTCTGGCCTTGGGGTATCCACATCCCGATTACCTTCTGAACCTGTTGACCGAAGAGCAGTTTCGGGAGTGGATGGCGTTCTATAATGAAGAGCCGTTTGGATTCTGGGAGAGGGATATTCAATTTGCATTTACGAGAAAGTTTATGGCAGATGTTTCTGGGGCGAAATATAAAGATGGCAAGGCAATTAGCATTGAAGATGTAAGTTTGAGTAAGTTGATGGAACCACGCAAGGAACAGAGTGTTGACGAAATGAAATCGTTGTTGATGATGTTAGCTGGTGTAGCTACTGAAGGAGAGGAGGGGGAAAATGGCGGAAGGTAATCTTGGTGAACTTATTGCCTATTTAGGTGCCGACATATCCCAAATGCAGCAGGCTCTGAAACATGCTGAGAGCTTGCTGAAGAACTATGACAGAACGAGTGCGCAGGTTGTGAATTCTTCCTCCTCTGGATTCAGTAAAATTGCTACAGGGGCGACACGTGCTTTCTCAACTATGCAGAAGGGGATTTCTTCTGTATCGAATGCGTTGTACTCTCTTAAAACGGCAATAGCGGGATTCGGAGTTGGTATGTTAGCCAAGAGCTTCATAGATGCTGCATCACAGGCAGAAATTCTAAGAATGCGATTGCAAACGCTGACTGGTCATGGTAAAGAACTGTTCGATATTCTGCATAATTGGGCAGCAAGGATGCCTGTAGATACGGCTAAGGCTATAGATGTTTTCACTATGCTGACTGGTTATGGGTTAAAGCCAACTCTTGACATGATGACCACTCTTGTGGATACTGGACTTGCTTTGTCAGGGACTACGGAGGGGTTCTACAACATTGCGTTGGCTCTCGGACAGATACAAACACACGGACGACTGCTTGGTGGTGAATTACGTCAGTTATCTTCTGCTGGTTATAATGCAGCTGAGGTTTTGCGTGAAGCGTTTGGCTTAACCGCTAAGGAAATGGAAAACCTCGGAGAAACCCTTACGAAACGTGGTATATCTGCAAGTCAAGTGATAAATATATTGCTTGAGGATATGAAAGAACGCTTTGGTGGTATGTCCAAGGCCATGGAAAGTTCTTGGACTGGGTTGGTTGAACGAATCGAGGAAGCTTGGTGGAATTTGCGACTTTCAATCGCTGAGTCTGGGCCATTTCAACTGTTAAAAGAACAATTGGATAAGTTCCTACAAGCTTGGGAGAGTGCAGAAGGCCAACTTAAGATACGGGAGTGGGCTGAGGAGGCTGGTGCTGCCATCGTTAATGCTCTTGAGATGGCCATCAATGCTGCTAAATTACTTCTACCACACCTTGAAAAGATACTCAGGATTCTCATTGCTATGAAG